AGCCGGGGAAAGTTCCTATCGTCCGAATCAAGCCTCCATACAAGATGTATCTGTATGACGGGCCAGAGACAATCAGCGGGATTCCTATCCACGCCAAGTGTGCTGAAAGCCTGATGGAAATCTTTGAGGACTTGCTAGACATCTACAATACTCCACAAGCTAGAGACATTGCAGGAATCGACAAGTTTTTCGGAAGTTATGTAAATCGCCAGCAGCGAGGCGGATCAGAGCCAAGCAAACACGCATGGGCAGCAGCAATTGACCTAGATGCCAGCAATAATGGTCTGCACACAGTATGGCCGACAAGATCGCAAATGCCACTACAGGTGATCGAGATATTCGCGCAGCATGGATGGATCAACCTTGGGGCGGTGATTTTTCGTGATGCTATGCACTTCCAATTCACTCAATGAAACAATTTGACTTAGAGAACAATTATCGTTAACGATAAAAGACTATGGGCAATTCCTGCAATGAAACAATTATAGTTGCCTCTTATGCAAAATCTGCAAAAGAAAGCGCAATAAGCGCAGCGCATTCGGCTTGCTTGGCTCAACAAGCAATTGGCGCATCTGGAGCTACTGGAGCTACTGGAGTCGGCGCAACGGGGGCAACTGGATTAACGGGAGCCACAGGCCCATCTGGAGGCCCAACAGGCGCGACTGGAGCTACTGGCGCAAGTGGATTAAAAGTTGATGCCACAATAACAAGTAATACATCAAATACAATCTCACTAGGAAGTAAAACATTTGGTCACATTGCTCAGTATAACCCTATCTACGGAATTGGTTCTCGCGTCTTAATTGCAAGAGACACATCAAACATGATGGAGGGTCTTGTAACAGCATTTAACACATCAACAACTATTGTTAATGTAGATCAGATAATAGCTGGAAGCGGAACATGGGGAACATGGTATATTAGCCTAGCAAATCTAGTTGGCTCTACTGGCCCGCAAGGAGCTACAGGTATTGTTGGATTAACTGGTAGCACAGGGGCCACAGGAGTTGGTTTAACTGGGTCTACAGGAGCAACTGGGATTGGTGCTACAGGGGCTACTGGGATCGGGGCAACTGGGCCTATCGGGCCTCAAGGAGCTACTGGAATGGTTGGCCCTCGCGGAGCTACAGGATTGACAGGCCCAGCGGGAGCAAGTGGTTCTGGAGCTACTGGATCAAGCGGAGCTGCAGGAGCGACTGGATTAACTGGAGGTATTGGGGCTACTGGCCCGCAGGGAATTCAAGGCATTCAAGGCCCGCAGGGAGTTCAAGGAGCTACTGGGGCTAGTGGAGTTAACGGAACAGCAGGCTCGACTGGAGCTACGGGATTAGGAGCCACGGGAGCTACGGGGCCGCAAGGAGCAACTGGCGCGGCTGGTCAATCTTCATCCTTTTACAACTATCAAGCAGATGCAGTAAATACTTCTGGGGTTCCTGCTGCTGGCAAAATTATTTGGAATAACTCCACACAGACTTCTTCAACAACTGTCACGCTTTCTCATCTCGATGCTCTAGGAAATGATATTGATGTTTTCTTTCCATTGTTCAAAACTGGAGACAGCTTCGTAATTCAAGACCAAGGCAACTCTAGCAACTTTCAGACTTGGAAAATTACGGCAACACCAACAGTTGTTCTAAATAGTTACATTTCTATTCCAGTAACTTTGACAACATCTGGAGGAACATCGCAATTCGTAAATAATCAGCAACTAATTTTTGCTATCGTTACTTCTGGTTTGACTGGTGCTACTGGAGCGCAAGGATCAACTGGCGCAACTGGTGTCGGGTCTACTGGCGCAACAGGGCCGCAGGGCGCAACTGGTATTGGAATAAATGGCGCAACAGGAGCAACTGGCGTTCAAGGAATCCAAGGCATCCAAGGAATACAGGGAAGCACAGGCGCGACAGGTATTGGCACTCAAGGCGCGACTGGAGCGACTGGGCCTGCTGGCTCTGGTGGCGGTGGCGCAACTGGTGCAGGAACTGATGCTATTTTCTTTTTGAATGGACAGACAGTAAACACTTCTTACACGATTCCGACATTAAGAAACGCAGGCAGTTTTGGCCCAATCACAATTGCCGCTGGAGTAACTGTCACAGTCCCATCTGGTGGAGTATGGACAGTTGTATAATTCCTAAAATAAATGCTTGAAATGAAAACAATCAACACTATCGTTAACGATAAACATCTATGAGTTGCGGAAATTCCAGAAGTTCTAAATGCAATCCGTGCGGCCCAAGTGAGGCAGCATTAAACTCGATTGCAGATCGCGCAGCTTACTATGCCCGTATAGCAATAACCGCCTCAGAGACTGGCGGAGGAATTCGCTGGGGATATATTGGAGATGGAGTTCAATCCACATTCAATATTGATGGAGCCGCATCAACGAATAGTGCGTCATTTCTTGTAACGATTGATGGAGTTGTCCAAGACCCATTGGACTACACAATCACATACGGACTTCCATATACCATTACGATGAACAATCCAGTCCCATCTGGGGATGAAATTGTTATTGTTTCTTTGAATGGTAAGACTGGAGCGACTGGCCCATCTGGAGGGCCGACTGGAGCTACGGGTTCGACTGGACTTACAGGAGCCACGGGGCCATCTGGTGGCCCTACTGGAGCTACTGGATCAACTGGCCCCGCAGGCCCAAGTGGTGGCGGAGGAGCTACGGGTGCTGGGACTGACGCTATATTCTGGGAGAACGATCAGAATGTAACTGCCAGCTATACCATCACAACAAACAAAAACGCAATGTCCGCTGGGCCAATCACAGTCGATGCAGGCGTCACAGTCACCATCCCAAGTGGATCAGCGTGGACAGTAGTATAAAGGAGAAAAATTATGCCAATCACATTAAACGGAACAAGCGGTATTACGACTCCAGCAATTCAAAGTTGGGTATCGTTGAGCGCGAATGCGAATGTAACTGCTGGTCAGCACATCATGGCAGACACATCTGCTGGAGTGATTACATTTACGCTACCAACTACACCAGCGACTAACGAGGCAATTACTTTTGCTGACAAGTTTAATACTTGGGACACGAACAATCTCACAATTGCAAGGAACGGAAATACGATCAATGGTCTTTCCGAAAACCTCATTTGTGATATTCAAGGTGCGAATATTACTCTCATATACAATGGATCAACATGGCAAATCTACGCTTAACAAAATAAAACTATGACACTATCATCTTTTCTTCTTCGCCCCGCACAAACAGCTTCTTTTACAACAATTGGCTTAACTAATCAAGTTGTAACCGCAAGTCCTGCTATATATTTAGGGATGAATACATCTACATTAGTTGGAAATATACATATAACTATAACTAATGGAAGTGGTGGAAATGTAGTTAACAAACACACATATACCTCTTATGGAGACCAGCCAATTCTTATGCCAAATGGAGTGGACTGTCCTAACGGAATATACATAACAACAATCGCAGCACAATCCTCTCCTTCTGGTTTGTCTTCTCAAGTTTACTACATCCTCAAATAACATGAATGTATTTGTCTTTAAAAACGCAGAAGGAAAGATCGTTGGAACAACAACTGATCCAAAATCAGGAATTCCAATATCTGTAGATTCTCCAGAATATCAGGCTTATCTTGCAGAAATCAATAAGCCGCAACCGCCCCCATCCCCATTTGAAGCCGCAGAGCAATGGATCAACAATTTCTTCACAGCATCCCAACTCCTGCAATTTAAAGTATGGTGGGACGCATATCCTCACGACCTAACTCCGAAACTGGGAGCTATCAGCGTATGGCAAACTGGTGTTACCAAGGATGCGTATGATGGTAAAACCGATTTCGCGCCAGCTCCATATAATTTCAATGAGGTAGCTAACGAAGTCCTTTCTATACCAGCTAACTAATTATGGCAACATCACTCACACTCGAAAACGATAGTTCCCTCGCGCAAGGGTATCTCAAAGTCAATGGCTCAACTGCCGCGACTTTGACGACATCTGGCATTACTGGGAATCTGACTGGTAATGTTACTGGATCACTTACCGCAGGAGGTTCGCTAACTCTTGCTACCGCACAGACTGCATCTGGAACTTCGGTTGATTTTACTGGTATTCCAAGTTGGGCAAAGCGGATTACTGTGATGTTTAGTGGCGTTTCTACTAATGGTTCAAGTAATCCATTAATTCAAATTGGTGCTGGTTCTTTTGTAACATCTGGTTATCTTGGATCAAGTGTTGATGGGCCAACACTCACAGGAACATTATTTACAACGGGATTTGGTTTACGAGTTTCTACCTCATCGGCAGTTATATATGGAAATTTAGCAATAACAACACTTGGATCAAATTTTTGGTCTTGTAGTGGAAATCTTACACGATCTGATTCTGCTGTATTTGTTTCTACTGCTGGTGGAGTTACTTTATCTGGCGCACTCGACCGCATCCGCATCACAACAGTCAACGGCACAGACACATTTGACGCTGGAACAATTAACATATCTTACGAAGGATAACATATGCCAACAACAATCGACTCCGCAGGTATTACTTTTAACGACACGACTTCGCTGACGAGTGCGAATATCGGCACAGCACAGCTTGTCAATGGTTCTGTCACCGCAGCAAAACTTGGCACTACAGAGCAGAAGCAGATCGCCAAAGCATGGGTGAATTTTAATGGCACTACATCGCCGGGAACAATCCGCTCCAGCTACAATGTCTCCAGCATTACGAAGAACGCAGTTGGTGAATATACTGTGAATTTTGCTACTGCGATGGCAGATGCGAATTATAGTGTATTAAAAACCGATGGCCTTAGAGGGGTTGGGGAAGTTGGAAATATAACATCTTCAAGTTTTTATTGTGTTGTTAGATCAAATGCAGGAGCAACATCAGACACACTAATTGTAAATTGCATTGTTTTCGGAAACTAATTTTATGCTTATCACCTATCCACAACCAAACGGACAAGTCGCAGTAGTCATCCCTACTGGAGATGTTAATGACGCAATCAAAGATGTTCCAGCAGGATCAGAATACAAGATTGTTGATTCAGTTGACATTGATAACGACTACTTCAACGCTTACGAGTTTGACGCTGAACTTGGCGCAAAAGTAAACATTGAGAAAGCAAAAGCTATCCATCTTGATAAGTTCCGTTCTGCTCGCGCTCCGAAGCTCGCTAAACTCGACATCGACTTTATGAAGGCAGTTGAGGCTAATGACGAAGAGAAGAAAGCCGCAGTTGCCGCAGATAAACAAGCATTGCGCGATGTGACGCTGACTCCTCTTCCCGACGATCTAACTGGCATTAAAGCAACTTGGCCTGAGATTCTGAACTAAATACTATGACTCCCTGCACTCCAGCACCTCCATGCGACTTGGAATATCCATTGTTTTGCGAACCCCGCGAGCTTACAGCAATTGCTAAAAGGCTGGTAGTAGAAGATTCATCCGCTTGCGATAGAACTCTTCAGACGCCACCATCTGGACAAGCCCTCATCTCTAACGCGAACGGAACTATATCGTGGACTAATGGAGACAATAATACTGTTCTTCGTAAGACATCTACTGGAAGTGTTGAGTTTTCTACTTCTAATACTATCCTTCAGTCTGGCCCAGTTAACCTCGGCAGCCAACCATTGACTACTACTGGAGCAATCACATCTGGAAGCATTGTGCTAACAGCAGCGACTACTGCAACTACAGTCGGCTCTGCTGGTGGAGCAAGCGCGCTTCCCGCTACTCCATCTGGGTATATTCAAATCTCAATCAACGGAACTGCATATAAGATTCCATACTACCCTGTATAATGCCAACAGAGGGATCAGTATTTGATGGATTCACAAGTATTGTCGCGCAAGACGCAGACACGCATCCATCATATCTGCCAGAGTTCTATGTAGCCGAGTCTGTAAACAGAACATTCCGTGGAGGGGTAAATAGAACTCGTCCAAGTATACGAAACATCCCGATATTCGCTGGAGCAGAGCAATCTGAATTTATCGTTAACGATATTCAGAAAGGAAACTTTCAAGGGGCTTATCCATACAGGGCGGTAAAGTATGGAACATCAGACGGAATACTGATCTCTGTATCTGGGGTCATCTACTTTCTGAAGGTAGTAAATAATAAGGCGTATGCCTACAAGATCATTGACGGAAACGATCCCGGCATGATGCATACTTGGTTTGTCCAAGCAGAAGACCGAGTATACATCCAGAATGGATACCAAAACGCAATCGTGTGGGATGGCGATCTTACTATTCCAGCTTACCGACTAAATCCATACAACCAAAAGATGCCGATTGGGACTGTGATGGAATATGCTTTTGGCCGAGTCTTCGTGTCAGATAGATTCAATCAAATCTACGCATCTGACATTATCTTCGGAAATGGGTTTACCGATACAACCAATACGGAGAACTTCACAGAGATAACCTACTGGGCAGAGGGCGGTGCGTTTGCGACACCAGCCATGATGGGGAATATCACAGCAATGAAGGTGATGCCACAGATTGGAACTAACCTTCGCGGCCAAGGTGAGCTTGTTATTCTAACAACCAATGGTGCATTCTCAATGGATGTCAGCTTGCCTAGAATCCAATGGAACACATCCAACATCCAGCGCATCTCATTGCTTGGCCGTGGATGCACAAGCCCGTATGTCGGACTAGCCAACTCTGAGCTTTGGTTTAGATCGCACGATGGTTGGGCATTTTATTCTAATAGCCAATCAGAATTCGCTAGATACTTCTCGCTTCGTAAACTCTCCCGTGAGGTGAACAAGTGGGTTCAGAATGATACTCCGTGGTTAAAGCAATTCGCTTCTACGATGTTCTTCGACAACTATCTTATTAGCACAGTCGCGCCACAGACAACGAGAACAGTAGGAGTTGAGGGGTTGAATAGGTATCACAGAGGAATGGTTGTTCTCGATCTCGACCAATCGTCTTCTCCATCGCCAGACGCTCAACTTTCATTTAGGTGGAATGGCATCTGGACTGGCTTCCGACCAACTCAATTACTGTCTGCTCTGATAGAAAACCAAAAGCGCGGCTTCGGATTCTCATTTGATAAAGACAACAAGAATAGACTTTACGAATTCACAGTAGACTACAAAGACGATTTCGGCCCAGATGGAAGCAGGAGGATTGATTCCTTCTTCACTACTGGAAGGTATGACTTCAATAAGAGTGGGCTTACAAATAAATTCGTCCGCAAGAAAATTACTGGCGGCGAAATGTGGATGAGTGAAATCTCTGGGCAGGTAGATAGTTCGGTTGATTTCCGCGCTGATAGCAATCCATGCTGGTCTGAGATTAAAGTTCCAACCGAGTATGGATGTGATCCGTGTTCTCCTGTAGTTAATGGCTGCGTCCCGCAAAAGGGCGGTAGTCGCTACAAACGCTACAAGTTTAATACGCCCGATCCAAGCGAGTGCAATGACATCTCTGGAATACCAGCCGTAGAAGGAAGCGAATTCCAAATCAAGATCAACTTAACTGGGACTGCAACAGTAGATCGAGTTAGGCTAATGGCTAACATCAAGAACAACGAAGACTCTCCTATTGGTGACTGCCCAGAAGAGAATCAAGAATGTGAACCATTTTTGTGTTGCCAAGAGAAATATTGGGAATACAATATCGTGAACTAATTGCTATGGACAATCAGGACAGCTCACCTTCAATCGTATTTCCAAATGTCCCAGATGACTTCTGTCCTTCTGGCAATTGGTCTGAAATTTTGCAGACATTTATTGATGAGGTTCTTTCTAATGGAACCATCAATGTCCCCGGCTTGGGTGATGTGACGCCAGAGGAGATTGCTACGATCAATGCGGAATTGGCTGACCTTCAAAACCAAATTGATGCGATTGAGGACAATGTTGTTATTAGAAAAGGAACTGTAACTGGTGTTCCAATTGGCGATTCTATCCAGACAGTTTCCTTCACGGCATTGCCAACAGCTACTTTCTTTGCTGGTATTACTCCGATCTGCAACGCAACCATTGGCGCATCAGCCACTCCGTTGTTTGCATTGGTCGAGGCAAGCAAGACAACTACAGGATTCTCTATCCGAGTTGAGAACAATATTTCGCAGATCACGCAGATAGATTGGGTTGCAATCTACTCTGTATAAACAAAACAACCAACCAAATAATAATATGACACCTCTAAAAGGAACAGACCCTCGCCTCGTTAGTGGCGGCGCAAGCACCCGTGGAACCATCCGTGAAGGTATGGGCAATATGCCTAACCTCGGAGCTAAGAAG